CACTTTGGCGACAACCGACAGAGCATTTAAAACGGCAAACGGTACAGAAGTACCGGAGCGCACCGAATGGCACAATATTGTTTTGCAAAATGGATTGGCAAAGGTTGCAAAAGAGTATGTAAAAAAGGGCGATAAACTTTATATTGAGGGGAAAATAAGAACCCGCAGTTATGAGGACAACAACGGCGTCAAAAGATACATTACAGAAGTTTACGGGTTTAATATGGAGATGTTGTCGCCAAAGAAAGACGGACAAACAACGCAGCAGGGAGGCGCACCAACACCGCCGCCGCCAATTCCCGACCAAAACAAAGATGATTTGCCATTTTGAGAATGAGGAACGAAAGTAAAATTCAAATCCCGGAGGGTTCCCGGCTGATTGGGACACGGACAAAGGGGCGAACGGTTATTGTTTCTTTTGAATACATAAGGAGGACGCAGCCGTTACCGGAGCCGGAACCGATACGACCAATTGGTTTTGCCCATTACAAGGAACCCGCCGGGAAAGATAAAAAATAAAGTTATGCAGTTTAATAGCAAAGAATATGACCCCGAAAAGCACGACCGTTGGCGTGCGTTGACCGTAAAACAACCATACGCAAATGATTTGGTAACGGCGGCATACAAAGACGAAAACGGCGTTGTTTACGGGCGAAAATCAATTGAAGTTAGAAGCAAAAAAACGTCATACCGTGGCGACGTTCTTATTTGTTCGTCGGCAAAACCGGTTTATCCCGGAATGGAAAGCGGCGTTACGTTGGGATTGGTTGAGTTGTACGACGTGAAGCCGATAAAAGAGTTTACGCCGGAGGATTGGGAAAACACCCGGATTCCAAAGGAAAAGAGGGCAAAAATAACAAAGGGTTTCGGATGGATGATGCGCAACCCAAGACGTGTTATTGAAATGCCAATTAAGGGGCAATTGGGTATCTATAATCTCGTATATACAAAAGATTGTATATTGCCGTATCCCGTGGCAATGGTAATGGATAAAAAGGGTTATGAATTAGCAAGAAAGGAGGCACACAATGAGTAATGACAAACACACCGTCCAAACAGGCATACACGTTGGGCGGGTCGGCGTCTATGTTTACGCCCGTGAGTATTGGCAATATCATAGTTGGCAATTTGGGGTATCCATTGACGCAATAAACGGTTACGACCGTTATGTTGATATTGAGGCGAAAATATTGTTTTTCGGCATTGGCATACGGTTTATATGGATTAAAAGAAAGGTAAAACGATGAAAGCAAAGATTTTATTGTTATCTTTGGCAACGCTTTTGTTGGGGGCGTGTCAAAGCGAGAACGAACCAACGGAGGCATTTAATTTACTTCAAAAATCCGAGAGCATGGAAGAAAGAAACGAGTTTGTAACGAATACCACGGCGGCAATGATACAGATAAACGCCCCCCGGTATAATTGTGAGATTGTCGAAACCGCATTAGCCGGGGGCGATAGGGTACGAATTTGCGTAAAAGGCGCAAAGGACGATTTGGACGCATTGTTTGACTATGTAAACGAAGCGGGCAAAGAATGAGAGTAAAGCGACCCGAACCGTTCGACCGGGAAAGGGAGTATAAGCCCGGCGAACGGGCAATTGTCAACGGTACGGTTTTAATTGCTACACTATGGACACCCGCCGCACAACGGTTGGCAGATAGTTCCAAAACATTATTTTGCCAACGTTGTGTTCGTTGTAAGATTGGGAAAGATATTTGTACCGGGGCAAATCTGAAATGTGATAAATACAGCCGTACCGACCGGAAAACAATTTTTTGGCGGTTGGCATATCCAAAGAGTAACGCAGTAAGAACAATTGAAAAAAATAGTAATGAATAAACAAGTATTAAGCCCCTTTGATTGCGATATGTGCGCAATGATTGAGGACATAACAAAACAAGAAATTGAGGTTACGGCGTCCGATACTTCAATACGTTTGAGTTGGGCGCAAAATGGAAGCGAGGGAAACGATAAAGCCGAGGGACAAAGGATTGAGGCGTTAAAACAGGCAATCCGGGGACGATTGGGCGACCGTCTTATTGAGTTCTTTTATGCCGATGGTAGGCAGTCGGTTTTTATGAAGTACGACCCGGAGGAATACCCGGAGGAAATGCGCACCCGGTTAGTTGAGCCGGACGCCACGGCGGGAACCAGATATTGCCGCAAGTTGTTAGAAGTTGACGCAATACAGGTACGCCGGGACAATTTGGACGACCTGTTGAGATTTACCGGAGGCGGAACAATGCAGATTCCGAGAACGCCCGGAGGTTTGGCGGTTTATTCATTCCCGACCGAAAACGGCGTAATGTTGGACGTACCGGAGGGAAATTTTATTGTATTGACACCGAACGGAAAATTTGGCAAAATGGATATGCAAACGTTTATGGCTAATTTTGAAGAAAAAGACGCCAATACCGCCGGATTGACCTTTGACGAAAAGAGATTGTTTGAAAAGATGAATAAACTTTTCGGCAGGAACATAGAAAAGAGATTGGGAAAATTAGCCGAGGAATACAACGAATTGTTTGAAGCGTTTGAAAGATATTTAAGCAGGGAAAAAACGCAAAGAGAAATAAACGAAATTAATCCCGGAACGCATGATATTATCGACGAATTGGCGGATGTAAACGTTGTTTTATTCCATATTGCGGCATTATTAGGGTATAGCCAAAAGGAATTGCAGGAAATGGCATATACTAAAATTGCAGGACGTGAGAAAAACCCGGAATTTATGCGCAAACACCCACACAACAAACCGGAAAGCCCGGTTTGCGGTAATATGCAGCAGGAAACCGCCGAATAATACAAACATTTTGAGAACCGTTTTAACAAAAGACTATGACAAACGAAGAAAAAGAAGAATTAAGAAAAAAAGCGTTGTTCCTTACAAATACGGCATATCTTTTGGCTGACATGGCTAATTCGTGCGCAATTGATGCGGAAAGCAAATTGGGCAAATTGGGAAAATGTTTTCAGAGGGACGAAAAAATGAGGTTCAAGAAAGCCGCAAAGTTGGCAAAGGATTTGTTGAAAGCCACAAAGGAAATAACGGAACCATTGTATAATATTACCGACGTTGATAATGCGTGTATTGATAGCGATTATCTTTTGGAAGTTATTCAGTTGGTAATAAACAGAACCGACGAAACCGAGGAAAGCAAAACGGCGATGTTGGAATACATAAAGAAGTTACCACAAGTTGAACATGTTGAGGTATGAGTTTATTTGATAGGTAAAATAATTTGATTGTATTAAATTAATAATGTTTTTAGTATAGAAATAACAAAATGAATAAAGCGTTTTTTCACATAGCTGGGTTGTTAGAGAAATATCCAAATAGGTAAATTTTAAAATTATGAAAAAAAAGATTACATTTAAATGGAAGGAAAGAACAATTAATGAAGGTGGAGAAAGAGTTGGTGCTATGTGGTGCTTTAAACGTTGTGATGTAAACCAAAATTAAAGAAAGAGAAGGTGAAACCAATTAAATTCCCCGGAGTGAACGTAGTCTTTGCAAAAGACCAACCGGAATATATGCCGTTACCTGCAATGAAAATCCACAATAACCCTCAGGGGCTTATAATTACCAAATGGCAGTTATCTCCTGAGGAATTGGAGAGAATAAAAGAAACCGGAACAATACATTTGTCAATGCTGACGTTTAACCAACCATTGCAACCCGTATTGTTAACCGTAGATTTACCAACAGAAAAATAAAAAGTCATGGATAAAGAAACATACGTAAAAAGAATGGCAGAATTAAACCATATAAGGGAAAAGGCTTTGCAGTTCAATGATAAAGAAAGGGAAAAAGCAGTAGAAAGCTATAATGCTGCAAATTGTCCTTTCAAGGTAGGCGAAAAAGTTATATTTGCCCTAAACAGAAGCGGAATAATTGAAAAAATATATGCAAATGATTATGGAGATTTTTCGTATGATATAAGAACCATAAAAAAGGACGGGGAACCGTCAAAGATAATTGTTCATACAAATACATGGGACAAGATATATAAGGCATAAAAAACGCCCCGGAATTATAACCGGGGCTTTGCCGTTTAGGTACCGGAACGAAAGAAAGCCAAAATTAGCCCCGTAGGGCGACGAAAATACAAAAGACAATAAAGTATCAAGTAACAAATGAAACCCGCTTAAAACGAAAATTCCCCGAAAATAACAAGCAAAGGGAAAGCGACGTTTGAGAGGAAGGCAAAGTAAATGGTTTTACTGTTATAAAAAGGTTTGAAAAATGGAAGCGAGTAAAAGACAAAGGGGCGGACGCCCGAAAATGTGCAAACGAACAAAAGACCAAAGGGAGTTTGATTTGGCTTTTTGTTCAAATCTGTTTTTACGTGGTTACACGTATAGGGAGATTTCGGAAAGACTGAATGAGGAAAACGCCCGGCGTGGCGTCGGTTATACCATAACAAAACAAATGGTATATTGGGATATGCAACAATTGCTAATTGAGTGGAAACGTGAACGTATGGAAAATATAGACGATTACGTTACGCAGGAATTGCGAAAGTTGGATAAAATGGAGGTTGAATTGTGGGAGGCGTGGGAACGTTCAAAGACCGGGAAATTGCGAGAGAAAAACAGACAGAACGCAAAGCCCCGTAAAGTGTTGGAGGATGGCGACAACCCGGAATATTACGGGTATGAGGAAACCACAACGGAAACGTCCGCCGGGAACCCTCGGTTTTTGGATTTGCTTTTGAATGTGCAGCAACGCCGGGCAAAGATGTTGGGATTTGATGCACCAATTAAAGTTGAGATTCCGGGAATAGAAAAAAGCATAAACGGCGATGCACCGCAATACGATGTATCAGCAATCCCGGAGGATTTATTGTTTGCGGTTGCTGATAAACTACAAACAGCAGAATATAAAAAACAATTAGCAGAGAAAGGAGTAATTGACGATGGCACGAACAACAAAGAATAATATCAAGAAAAAAGACGAACCGAAACCCGTACACACGTGCGGCGAATGTGGTTGGGGTAAATTCTATTATGAACAATCAAATTTGGATATGGACGGGAACCCAATTTGTTTAAAATGCCCGTTTGTCGAAAATCGCAGTATAATACGTTCGGAAAAAGCGTGCGACAAATGGAAAATGAAACAATAAATTGGTCATTTTTTAAGATTTTCGGTTTTTAAGTCAGAAAAAATACGGGGGTAAGACAAAAATATATGGTATATTTTTAAGAATTAAACAAAATGGATAAAGAACAATTACTTAAAATGTACGCCGCACTAAAAAACAATCCCGGGGAATTAGTAAAAGCGGCGTCACGCAATAGGCTGATAAACTTTGCCCGGTATATGCAACCGGATTTAGCATTGGAACCGTTTCACGTCGTTTATTATACGCTATTGGATAAGTTCGCCCACGGGGAAATAAAAAAAATGATTGTGCAAATGCCGCCTCAACATGGTAAAAGCGAGGGTTCAAGCCGAAAGTTACCCGCTTTCATGTTGGGTTTAGACCCTAACAAAAAGATTTGTATCGGGTCGTATGCGGCAACCATTGCGAGAGATTTTAACCGTGATGTGCAAAGGATAATTGATACCCCAAGTTACCGGGAATTGTTCCCGGAAACGTTTTTGAATGGTTCAAACGTCGTTACAATGGCAAACACCTATTTACGAAATTCTGACGTTATCGAAATGGTCGGGCATAAGGGTTCGTTGCGTGTTGTCGGTCGTGGCGGTTCTTTGACGTCAAAAACGGTTGATGTATCTATTTTGGACGACGTTTACAAAGATTATGCCGAGGGCAACAGCCCGATTGTACGTAATGCGGCGTGGAAATGGTACACGACCGTTGTACGTACCCGTTTGCATAATGATTCCCAAGAATTAATTGTGTTTACCCGTTGGCATGATGATGATTTGATTGGACGTATTGAAAAAAGCGGGGAAACCGTAATTGATAGTAAAAGTTGGGACGATGTAAAGAACATTCCGGCGGGCGCATGGGTACGCATTAATTTTGAGGGATTGAAAACCGGGGAGCCAACAGAGATTGACTCACGGGAACCGGGGGCGGCGTTATGGGATAGACGACACAGCCGGGCAAAATTGGAGGGACAAAGAGCGTTAGACCCCGTACAATTTCAATGTTTGTATCAAGGCAACCCCGGAAACGCCGAGGGTAAATTGTACCGGAACCCGTTCCGAACATACGTTGACAAATCCGAATGGGGGACGTATGTACGTAGCGGAAATTATACAGACGTTGCCGACGAGGGCGACGACTTTACATTTTCGGCATGTTATGACATTTACAAATCCGGTAATGAGGCATGGAACGAACAAAAGAAACGGTTTGAACCGATTTTGTATGCGCTAATTACTGACATGGTATTTACGCAGGAAAACACGGAAATAACAGCCGTTACCGTCCCGGATATGATAAACAGATGCGGAACGCAAAAAGCATGGATTGAAAGTAACAACGGCGGTTCCGGCTTTGAAAAGGTTATAAGGAAAAAGATAAAAGCAGTAACAGAACCATTTTATCAAGGGGCAAACAAGGAAAGCCGTATTATAACAAATTCAGCGATGGTAAATGCACAAATAATAATGCCGATTGGATGGGAACAACGTTTCCCAAAGATACACGAACATTTGACCGGGTTTTTGCGTGATTTCCCTGCAAATGCCCATGACGACCCGGAGGACGGTTTAACCGGAATTTATGAAAAGGAATTGGCGGACGGTAATATTAAGCCATACAACGCCGCATGTAAGGGTATTACACGCCGTAACTAACAATAAATTCCATATATGCAAGAAATTAACCGGGAAATATTATAACTTTGCAAAAAGAAAGAGGCAAAGGGATAGCCCCGGAGATTATAAATTTAGTTTTAATGTTAAAAATTTAAAGAGTATGGCGATTTGTAAATGCCCGGCAGCAGCAGCGTTGCCAAACATTCCAAACTTTACGTGTGCCGAGAGTTTCGGACAGATTCAGAAAGTAGCGTTCCAACGTCTTTATAAGAGTACGGGCGAACGCAATTCATTTGGTTCGCAGAAGAAAATTGAGGTAAAAGCGTCGTGGACGCCGTTGTTAACGGCAAATGACGACACAAAGATTGTAGTTTCCCCGTACATTCAAGCACCAACAGCAGAAGCGGGCGCACCCCGTACATTTGGAGGAGGAAATGAAACGTTGGGAGGTATTGAGGAAATTATAGGACGTGAACCAACCCCATTTACGGCGGTTATGCGTAAAATGCCGCAATCACTGATTAAAGCATTGAAAGAATTGCAGTGTGAAAGCGAGTCCCAAAATTTGGGGGTTTATTTGTTTGATGAAAACGGCGCAATTGGTGCATTGCAAGACCAGACAACAGCAACAACGTATTATCCTATCCCAATTCGTTCTTTGTTTATCGGGGATAAAACATTGGGAGGATTTGAGGCACCCGATAGCAACGCAATACAATGGACGTTTTTACCTAATTGGTCTGATGATTTGGCTATTATCGTACCGGAAGATTTTAACCCGCTAACAGGCTTAAAAAATGCAGCAGGGTAAACAAACAATAGTGACGTTGGAAAATGAAACATTGAAAACGACACGAGATTTTGAAGTTAGCCACGCCGAAAGACTTTTAAAAATGCCAAATAACGGCGGTTGGCAGTTACCGGAAAATAGTAAATTTGAATTTGACAAAGAAAATGGGCTTAGATATAAGAGAAATAAAAAAGCAGATAACGGAGCCACGGAACAAAGCGGCGATAAGTAGGGCGATTTACCACCAAAACCGCATACGATTTCATGCGGAAAAGGCGTTGACGCCATACATTACGCAACCCGTGACCGATTTTTTGGCTTATGTTTCAAACCTTATACCCGCAGACAAATTCAAAGTGTTCAAAACATTGTTCCGTTACCCCGTAAAGACAAACGAGGTAACGGGCGTTTGTTTTGATAAGTTGAGCC